ATATCTCAGCACGCTCAGCATAGACACTGACGCGCAGCAATGCCGGTGCAACATTGCAGCGCCGCGATGCTGGCCGGTGCAGGGGGGGTACATTCAAAGGCATGCCACCCGTGAGCCGACGCCGCGCTGTATATATGTTAATTGACCCTTACCCACACACAGCCGGAGGAGACATGGCTAGGCTAACCCAGAGCAAGGCAGAGGCAGTTGCATCGTTGGTGATGGACGGCCACAGTCTTGTCAGTGCTTGTAGGCAGGCAAAGATTAGTAGGTCAGTGCTGTATCAGAAGATGGGTGAGGATTCTGATTTAAGTAATCTTATTAAGACGGCGCAGCAGCAGAGTGCTGAGAAAGCGTTAGAGGATGTGGAGGTTATGTATCAGGATCAGCTTCAAGGTAAGAAGAAGTATGATCCGAATGTGTTGAGGGACTATGCCCTGCATGTGCGTTGGAAGGTTGGCAAGGTCATGCCGGATCAGTATGGTGATGCGAAGAGCCGTGCTGGTGTAGAGGTGAGTGACGGCACGGTGCGCATTGTTTGGGAAAGCGATGCTGCAAGTTAAGATTCCTTACAAGCCAAGAGAGTTACAGGCTGAGATGCACACCAGCGTAAAGCGTTGGAACGTGCTTGTGATGCACCGCCGCTTTGGCAAGACGGTGTGGGCAGTCAATCATCTGATAAAGTATGCGCTGACTTGTGAGCTACCAAGGCCACGAGTTGCGTTTATTGCGCCTACCTTTACGCAGGCGAAGCGTATTGCTTGGGATTATGTGAAGTATTATGCGTCTGTGATCCCTGGCGTAAGTTTTAATGAGACTGAACTGCGTGTAGACTTTCCGAATGGTGGCAGGCTGATGCTGTTGTCTGCTGAGAATCCAGATAGTTTGAGAGGTATCTATCTTGATCTATGTGTATTCGATGAGTTTGGCATGCAAAATCCCAGGGTGTGGGGGGAGGTTGTACGTCCTGCCCTGTCTGATAGGGAGGGTGCGGCTGTATTTCTAGGCACCCCAGCAGGCCATAATCATTTTTTTGATCTATTGGAACAGGCCAAGTCAGAGACGGCAAATGGTTCTGAACAGTGGTATCACAAGGTTGTAAAGGCGTCTGAGAGCAATCTTGTAAAGGCAGAAGAGCTTGAAGCTGCGCAAGCGCAGATGACGCCGGAACAATATGAGCAGGAGTATGAGTGTTCATTCACTGCTGCCATTATCGGAGCCTACTATGCAAAGCTGCTGGTTGATGCCGAAGATAGTGGAAGGGTTACAAGGACTCCATATGATCCTGCTTATCCTGTGCATACCGCATGGGATTTGGGTATAAACGACAGCACAGCTATCTGGTTTGCGCAGGTCTTTCGTGGTGGTGCGGTGAATATCATCGACTACTATGAAAGCTCTGGCGTTGGTCTTGACCACTACGCAGACATTCTCAAGCAAAAAGATTATCACTATGGCGACCATCTGGCACCGCATGATATTGAGGTGCGAGAGTTGGGGTCTGG